ATGCGTATAGACTCTAGTGGTAATGTAGGGATTGGTACTACAACTCCTAATGTTAAACTAGATGTCATTGGTTCTATAGAAGCATCACCAGCAGCTACACAAGATTCAATAATTATAGCTGGTCGTGCAGGCGGTACATCTTCATACGCAGCAACCTTAACTCCAACTACACTTACTGCAAGCAGAACAATAACCATTCCAGATGCAACCACAACAATGGTTGGCACTGATACTACACAAACACTTACTAATAAAACACTTACATCACCAACATTTACAACACCAGTATTGGGTACACCTTCATCTGGAACTTTAACCAGTTGCACAGGGTTGCCACTTAATACTGGAGTAACAGGAGTTTTGCCAATAGTAAATGGTGGTACAGGGCAAACTACAACTTCAGCAGCATTTAATGCTTTAAGTCCACTTACTACAGCAGGTGATATTCTTTATGGTGCTACAAGCGGTGCTGGCACAAGATTAGGTATTGGAACAGTAGGGCAAGTTTTAACAGTATCTGTTGGTGGATTACCTACATGGTCTACAATGTCAGCAGGATTAGGTACAGTTACTTCTGTGTCAGTAGTATCTGCTAATGGCTTTGCAGGTACAGTAGCAACAGCTACAACAACCCCAGCTATTACACTAACAACATCTATTACAGGGGTTTTAAAAGGTAATGGAACAGCAATTAGTGCAGCTACATCAGGCACAGATTATGCACCAGCTACAAGTGGCACATCTATTCTTTATGGTAATGGTTCAGGTGGATTTAGTAATGTAACTGTAGGATCAGGATTAGCATTTACTGCTGGCACATTAAGTGCATCAGGTGGTGGTGGTATGACATACCCAACAGGTTCAGGTATTGCAGTTGTTACTTCAGGAACATCTTGGGGAACTACTCTTACAGCACCTAGTGGAACTATTGTAGGTACTACAGATACACAAACACTAACCAATAAAACATTAACAAGTCCTACAATGATAGGTACTTTGATTGAAGATGTATTCACAATTACCGATGGTGCTGGGTTTGCTATTGACCCTGACAATGGCTCAATTCAATTAGTAACTTTAGGTGCAAATCGTACTCCAACTGTAGCTAACTTTGATGCTGGTGAAGCCGTTACTTTAATGATTAATGATGGCACAGCATACACAATCACATGGACAACTATTGGTGTGGTATGGGTTGGAGGTACTGCTCCTACACTAGCTACTACTGGTTATACAGTAATTGAATTATGGAGAGTAGGCTCTACTTATTATGGTGCTTTAGTAGGAAATGTAGCTTAATGTTAAGTCATTTTTTAAGAGCTATTAATAAGCCTATTATATATATAGCAAATGAACAAACACAAGTGACATCATCAGCCACTACAATTACTATTAATGTGCCTACAGGTACTATTAATGGCGATTTATTAATTGCAGTAGTAACAGCTCCAGCAGGTGGTACAACATGGACAACACCAAGCGGATGGACTGTAGGTATTACAGCTTCACAAGGTAGAACAGTATTTTATAAAACAGCGTCATCTGAACCAGCAAGCTACACATTTACATCTAGTGCTTCAGGAACTAATCAAGGGTATATATTAACATATAGAAATGCTAGATTTGGTGTAGGTGGGTCTGTTGGAAGTTTAGCATCTCCTGCGGTAGCTTCTGCTATTACAACAACAGTAAACAATGCAATTGTATTTGATGTAGTTGCAGTAGGTGCAGTATCTATTACATTTAGTACTCCTACGGGATATACAGCATTAGTTAGTAATAGTGATACAACATCTCCATCGTCTGCAATATTTTATACTACACAAGTTGTGGCAGGGTCTACAGGAACTGTATCATCTACTCCGTCAAGTGGAAGTGCTAGAGCTTATTTATTTGCAATATATCCACTTTAAAATAAGGTAAAAAATGTATATTAAACTTAAAAATAATAATATTGAAAAATACCCATACTATAGCAGAGATTTATTATCTGAAAATCCTAATACATCTTTTCCTGAAGTTATTTCTGATGACTTATACAAAGAATGGGATATTTATCCAGTTAAAGTAGTTCAACAACCAAACATTACTTATAAACAAAACATAAGTGAAGGTGTGCCAGAATTTATTAATAATGAATGGACTCAAACTTGGATTATAACAGACAAACTTATAGAAGAAATTAATTCTATTCAAGAATCTAATAGAAAAGAAGCATACAGAGAAGAATCAGACCCATTATTCTTTAAATGGCAACGTGGTGAAATAGAAAAACAAGTATGGCTAGATAAAGTAGCTGAAATTAAACAACGCTGGAGTTAATATATGTTTGGTATAAGTGCATTTTCGCAAGTACCATTTAGCACTTTACCTTTAGCAGGGCAGGTAGTAGTAACTGCTTCTGCTAGTGTTACTTCTGAAGCAACTGTTACTGGACTAGGTAATTATACAGCAACTGGAACAGCAGGTATTACAGCTAACGGAACTATAATAGCTAATGGCGTTATACAAGGTGAAGGATGGAATACATCTACAGCAGGAACAGAAACATGGACAAATGTATATGTAGGCACAAATACATGGACAGAAACAACAACAAGTGATAATACTTGGCTTCGTCAGGGTTAATTAAGGAAAACAAATGGCAAAAACAAAAATTAGTGAATATGACTCAACCGCAGGGAATAATACTGACATAAATAGTATTAATATAGACGAAGGTTGTTCACCATCTGGTATCAATAATGCTATTCGTGCATTGATGTCACATCTAAAAAATTGGCAAGGTGGTACAAGTGGTGATACATTGCCAGTAGCATCTGGAGGAACAGGTAGTACAAGTGCTAGTACTGCTAGAACAGCATTAGGTCTTGCTATTGGTACAGATGTACAGGCTTATGATGCAAATATTGTATTTGATGATGTAGCAGCAACATTTACTGCAAACAATACATTTTCTGGTTCTAATTCATTTACTGGTAAACAAACATTTTCTGGTTCATCTAGCGTTATTGCACCTAAATTTATTAATGGTTTAGAAGCTATTACAGTATCAGCTACTGCTGCAACAGGTACAATTAATTATGATGTTACTACACAATCTGTAATTTATTATACAACTAATGCCTCTGCAAATTGGACTTTAAATTTTAGAGCATCATCAGGAACATCTTTAAATACAGCTATGGCAACTGGTGAAGTTATTACTGTAGTATTTTTAGCAACTCAAGGTACAACAGCATATTATAACAATGCAATTACAGTAGATGGTACATCTGTTACTCCTAAATGGCAAAATGGTTCAGCACCTACAGCAGGTAATGCTTCTAGTGTTGATTCTTATTCATATGCTATTGTTAAAACAGGTTCTGCATCCTTTTCAGTATTTGCATCATTAGTACAATTTAAATAAGGTTTAATATGCCATTTTTAGGTAGAAAAGCTACAACTGGTGCTCAAGGATTTGGCTTAAACTCTAGTGGTAAAGTCAAATTTACAAAACAAGAATACACTACAGCAGGTTCTTATACATTTACAGTTCCTACTGGAAATAATGCAGTTATTGTAACTGCATCAGGTGGTGGTGGAGCAGGACAAACATCTTATTTTGATGGTGGTCAATGGTATCAAGCCAATGGTGCTACTGGAGAAACTACAACTGTTACTAATGGCACATTTACTATTACAGCTAATGGTGGTGGTGGTGGTTCATCATCAGGGTCTGGTGGTACAGTTACTATATCAGGTGCTACATCTACTACATTAAATCAAACAGGTGGCTCTAAATCTGGTGGTACAGGTGGAACATCTTATTATGCATCTGGTACATCACAAGGTGGTGATTTTAGTAAACCTGCTAATGCTGGTACAAGTGCTGGTGGTGGTGCAGGATTTAATAATGATGGTCCAGCTAATTATGGTGGTTCAGCAGGTGGCACAGGGATTGCTGTTGTTCCTGTTTCTGGTGGTCAAACTATTACAATTACAGTAGCCGCAAGTTCTACTGGTAGCAATACTAATTATACAAAAGGCTCTGGTCATGGCTCTTACGCAGGTAATGGTGGCGTAGGTTATGTTTCTATTGAGATGGCTTAAATATGACAATAAGAAGATTACAATTTACAGAATGGAAGCCAGACCAGCCAGCTATTGGTGACAGTCTTAATGACGCTAAAAATGTCGTTCCTGTATTAGCAGGATATGCTCCATTCCCTAGTGCAGCTAATTTATCTAACGCTGCTAGTGAAAGTCTTAACAATGTATTTGTAGGTAAGATTGGTGATACAGTTCAGTTATTTGGCGGTGGTGCTACT